TCAAAGCCCCAACACATTGCAGTCTCGGTCATAGGCTTGTCACGGTTTACCATCATCTTTGGATAGACCTTACATAGGTATTCATCTAGTTCTTGTCTCATACAATTTTACCTAGTCCGTTGTAAATCAGTTGATCCAATTCTGCTTGATAATCTTGACCTTGCCTACGCTTGAGCCAAATAGCTGTAAGCAATTCTCGGCCATCGCCAGTAGCCCCAACTGCTAGCCCACGATTCTCCATTTCTTCCAAAATGTCATCGTCATCGAAATCATTCAAGTCAACATCGATTTCAACTTCTTTATAAACTGTAGTATATCTGCTCATTTTAATAAGTTTCCTTTACAATTTCAAATTCGTCTTCAGGCCATTTGGTTTTGAATTCATCGCTGTTAACATATTCGTTGTATGATTTTGCATCAAAGAACACTTTGGTAAATTCTGTTTTGAATGAACCTTTTTTGTTTATTGTTAGATAAACTGACTTTGCTTTACCTGCCATTATTGTGCCGCTTTCACATAGTTAAGTCTGGTTTCATCATTCTGATGTTTCCAGTGTTTGCTGTTATCTTTTACCTTGGCTTTTACTACAACACAAGGGCCTCTTTTAAGTTCTACTTGGCTCATCCAACTAGCCATTTTGTTGTTTATTATAGCACAGATATTCCATCCTTCAAAGTTCTTTGACTTAATTACTTCCAGGATCTCACAATCTAAATCTGCCAAACGATCTCCCGGTTTGCCCAGGAAACCTTCATCAACTGCTCTTGCGGCTCGTTTAACTTCATTGTGAATAGCATCCCTGGCCTGTACGCTAGGCAAACAAGCTACCCAACCAAATTCATTTTCTTTTACTGTATCACTACCAAGGATCGAATTGATTTTGGTAAGGAATTCATTTTCGCCGTCAATGGCCGCAAACAACAATCTCTTGTAATACTTTCGAATTTCTTCTGCCCGAGCAACATCTTCTGGTTCAACTTTAAGTGCCTTAGTATCGGGGATAATCATCTTGTCATCCAAAGTGTAAAGCATTAGAACTTTGTTTGGATACTTAGTGTACATGAAGACTCCATCATTGGCATAGACTGCTTCTTGTTCTTTAAGGTACGCACCGTTAGCACGTTGCGCGGCGCAGGCCAATTCTAATATTTGTTGTGTAGGAAACTCTTTCATGTCGCTCTCTACTTGAGTTAATATACAAGTATTTTATATGAAAATGTATCTCTTGTCAATCGTATCCAAATGCAGGTATATCTTTTTGGCTAACTTTTTAGTTACTGAGTTTAACCCAAAATAGTCCATATAAGCACGAAGGGTTGGGCTAGAGTATACTGCTCCTGTACGCATTTTACTCATAATACTAATTCTTGTTAGATTGCGTTTGACTCGGTATGTATCCATTACCCTTAATAATTCTAGACTGATACTAAATGCATAAGCATCTAATTCATCGTAGTCTGCCAAATATTCATCGTATGGACTGATTGCTGTAGCACCTTGCATGCTATAATCTCTGCGCATACTTTGATATTGGTGTCTAAATTCATGAACAGTGGCATCAAAAATTTCTGTAAGGAATAGTGTAATTTGGTGCTGGCCAAATTCTTCAGTGCCGATTAAATTATGATGTACGACAACTTCTATTGGTGTCTCGGAGTTATAGTCGTTCTCGCTGTCATAGTATGCCATAACATACCATTTATCTACATCTAAATCTTTTTCACGTTTGGTTTTGATTGCAATATCAAAATTGTGTCTTTTGAATATCTTGCGAGTTTTGTTTATTAATTTTTTGAAAGTAGTTTGATCAGGAATTGTTTCTCGAACTTCTTTACAAACATTATATACACGTTCGAGAATTATATTCATATTATAACCTAAATACTATTCGACCTTTTGATAAATCATATGGGCTGATTTCCAACTTAACATTGTCGCCTAAAATGATCCTGATTTTGTGTTGTTTCAATTTGCCGCCCATGTAACACAACAATGGGTTTGGCATATTTTCTACACGCACTCTAAACATACTACCTGGTAGGACTTCTTCAACAGATCCTACTAATTCAATTACATCCTCTTTTTTACTCATCTTTTACTTTTGTAAGGCTCCATGAGCCGTCTCCATTATCTTCCCAATTAAGTGTGTCGCCTTCTTTCCAGCCGGCTTGTTCTAAAAAATCTTCAGGAAACGGAAGAATACATTCGCCAGTTTCTGGATCTTCTTCTACGGTTATAGTCCAATTAGTTTTCATAATATTATTTACACTTTTATTCATGGTCTTCCCAAGGAACAGGAAACCATCCCAAACGATTAAGGTCGGATAGTACTTCACCAGTAATAACACCTTCTGAAACATATCCGTTTTTGGTAAAGTAATCGTCATCCTCTTTACCGTCAAAACTCAAACCGCCTCTAATGCCAGAACAGTACCAATCCATGTAGTCTCCGCCCTTGCCCTGCCAATCGGCAACTAGCCCTCCAGCACTGCGCCAGCTACAACTCCAAAGGTCCTTTTTGTCATCTTGTCGTAATGCTGGTACTAGTTCTCTAGGGCACCAACGCATATTACAAAATGCCGCGTAGACATTTTGAGCATAGTCATCGCGAGTACGGATCTTGTTTAAGATTTCGTCATCGCGCCAAATGTCTTCTTCTAAATCTCTCATTCGTGAAACTTTCCTTGAAAACAATGTCTGACTTCGTGTCCAATGTTCCAATAGTTTGTTGTCTTAGCTGTAATTATAAGACAAGTATTTTGTTTGTCAACCTTGTCTCGAAAACTGCAAGCATCCATGACACGCTTTCCTATTTCAAATGGTTTGAAACCTCTCCGAACATTTTCGGCATCACACTCCTCTTTTACATTATTTACAGTACGCCATGTAATGGTTGTATTATCGGTAAAGTTTTTTTCGTTAGTAAATTGATCGTAAGGAGTTTCTGCCCATGCATTAGATATAAACAATAATAGTACAAGTGCCTTTTTCATTTTCTTTGCCTTAAATTGGTGCAGACGGGAAGATTCGAACTTCCAAAGTCACCCTAAGGGCAAGACCCGTTCCCTCCGTTCAGCTGGGGGTAGCTTACTAGGAGGAGGTTTACCAGTTACACTCACGTCTGCCAATTAATTATACTATCACTTGTAAATACTGTCAATGAATTTCTCTAATATACCTTTTGCAAAAATACAACAGTTTGGGCAACAAACTATGTTAGACCGTCCATTATTTAACATAAGTTGGATACTAGGACGTTTTTGTAATTATAAATGTAGTTATTGTTGGCCTTATGCTAGGACTGACAAACCAGATCACCAACCGCTTGAAGTATATAAATCTACTGTAGACGAGATTAAGCGTCAAGCACGAGCCAATGGGTTTAACCAGTTCCATTGGTCGTTCAGCGGTGGTGAACCAACTGCATACAAATATTTGCTAGATTTAATTAAACATTTAGACGATGGCGCCTTAACTCCTTACCAAACTGTGCATATGACTACTAATCTAAGTCCTAGCTTAACATGGTGGCGTAGTTGGCACTATGCAACTGAAATGTTGCAACGCAGGAGTATTACAGCCAGTTATCACGCTGAACATGCTAAAGAACAAGAGTTTGGTGATAAGTGTCTACAGTTAATGTATGATCTAGTTCACGTTACTATTAATCAAGTAATGGTTCCAGAACAGTTTTATGAAACACTAGAACGCTGTGAACGCTTTAGAGCAAGAGGAATTAATGTAACACTCAAACCACAAAGCAATGAAAGTGCTACTGCTATTGTAAATGGCTACACACCCGAGATGATTAGTATAATGCAAAATGATTTTGAGCAACAAGAAGGATACCAAATTAGATTAACCGACGGAGAGCAAGATTATTTTATTGATCAAGCGGAACGGTTCAATGCTTTAGGTTTTAATCAGTTTGCCGGATGGACTTGCAATAGTGGATATCAAAGTGTTATAATAAGAGGTAATGAAGTTAAACGAGCATACTCTTGTAGAGAAGACTCGTTGGGCACAATAGAAAAATTTACTTTGTTTTCATCTCCTAAATTATGTACTACAGAGAGGTGCGTTAGTAGTGCAGATAGCAAAATACCAAAATGTATAAATTTGAAGATATAAAAGATGTACACTTAGAAGTGACAACCAAGTGCCAAGCAAGGTGCCCTATGTGCCCACGGCGTATTAATGGAGGAACCTTGAATCCGTTGATGTCATTAGTTGAAATAGATTTAGATACATTTCAAAAATGGTTCAGCGAAGATTTTATCTGCCAACTTGACAGTTTGTTCATGTGTGGCAACTTAGGAGATCCCATTATTGCGCAGGATTCTTTAGAAATCATGCGTTATTTAAAAGCAGTCAATCCTAATATAAGATTAAGCATGCATACCAATGGTGGTGCTAGAAGTATTCAGTGGTGGGAAGCATTGGCTGTTACCGGTACTAGAGTCGTATTTGGTATCGATGGGTTGGCAGATACACATTCATTATACAGAATTAATACGGACTGGAACAAGATTATAGAAAACGCCCAGGCATTTATTAATGCTGGCGGATATGCAGAATGGCACATGTTGGTATTCAAACACAATGAACATCAAGTTGAAGAATGTCGTAGTATGGCTGAACGATTAAAATTTAAATCATTTCAGGTTAAGCATACAACAAGATTTACTGACGTTAAATTTCCTGTATTAGACGATACGGGTAAAACCATTTACAATTTATATCCATCTAGTAAAACAGAAGAAATGTTACCGCAAATATTAACTTATGCTAGAGATTTGCCAATGTCGCAGATTGATGCTAATTGTACAATCAACTGTAAAGCAGTTAAATGGAAACAAATCTATGTTGCGGCATCGGGGAATGTTGGACCATGCTGTTGGATGGATTTTAAAGAAAAATTACACAAACAAAATACACGTATTGACTACATGGATAAGATAGGAGTGTTTCCTAATCTACATGAACAATCGTTAAAAGACATTTTTAATTCTGGATACTTTGATATGATTGCAAATACTTGGGATAATGATCCTGTATTTGAATGTGCTAAACAATGCGGTAAGTTTGATAAATCAGGAGCTCAGTTTGAACATTGATACAGAACACCTACACTATTGGATGAACGCTATACGACAAAGTCCTAACCCTATGCGGACCTTGGACGCATTCTGGTCTGGTCAAATCAAAAGCAAAGAATGGTTAATTGAGAACTTGAAACCGTTTGTTAATGATCATGTTGATATTGAAATCTATGGCGGATGGGTTGGAACATTATCTAGTATGCTGTTTCAAAGCGATATTCCGATTAAGCAAATATTAAGTATTGATATCGATCCTAGTTGTGAACCTATTGCACACATGATGAATAAAAAAGAAGAAATGGAAGGTAGGTTTAAGGCAATTACGGAGGATATGATCACTATGTCTTCGGCCAGTGATATCGTTATCAATACTAGTTGCGAACATCTAACACAACCCCAATACGATTTGTGGTCAAGTAAAATGAAAGGATTACTGGTATTACAAGGGAATAACTATCAAATACCAGAACATGTCAGACCTTCTGAAAATTTAGAAGATTTTAAAAAGCAATGTCGCATGAAATTTGTGTTATGGGAAGGTGAATTAGAAACTCCTATGTATACTCGTTATATGATAATAGGACGCAAATAATGTTTAAATTTACAGACCTCAAAAGTGTACACATAGAAATTACCAATCGATGCCAAGCATCTTGCCCTATGTGTCCTAGAAATATACATGGCGGTATAGAAAATCCAATTCTTCCTATTAA